CCCCTGAAACTCTAGTTTCGGTTGTCTGATATACGGGGAGGGGTCAAATACACCTGAAACTCTAGTTTCGGTTGTCTGATATACGGGGAGGGGTCAAAAAATTCATTTTCCGGACAACTGAAATTGGAATTTCAAAGTCTAAGGAGCAGACATCGATTTCACTTTCTGCGCCAGCAGGAATAGTTCTTGAGGTAAAATTAGTGCTGGTAAGATACAGTGTGCTTAGACTGGTCCAGTCTAGATAGTTGTCGGTGGTCTGCAGTTCCAAACTGGGATTAAACAGCACCAAGATCTGTTCTAATAATTGTAGTTTTTGATCTGTGTTTGAAGTCCATATATCTGCTTTCATAGTCATCTTGAAAGGAGTTGGTGCTAATCTTTCTACGGTATAGTTGCCGCCCTGCACATTCTGATAATCTCTAGTTCCCGCAGCATCTGTGAATCTGCGTTCCCTCACATGCACCTTAGAAACAAATGTAGGATCACTGAGCCGCGACGTATCCATTTCTAGAGCACTGATGTAACAGCTGATCTTGGGAACTGAACTCATTTTATTTTCTGAATTTTCTTTGATTATGGCAGCTACTTGGCGAGTCTGGTCGCCGTAGCTCACAGGAACACTGATCTCATCACCATCGCCTGCCTTGTATTTGAAGCCTATGAACACACGCATAAACTGTGTGACATAGCGTCTTATTTGTCCGTCATAGAAAAAATCCATTATTCGTCCGCCTGTGGTCTTAGTGCCTTGGTAAGGCTTTGTTTTTCTTCAGTCACATGACCATCTATAGTAGTTACTGTGGTGTTGTTTACGAATGTGGCCTTTTGTGTCTGGCGAATATCTTTGCCAGCATAAGTGTCACCTGCACCCACATCACTAGCACCGAGATTGTTCATAGTCATACGTACATTGTCCTCAAATTTGCGCCATCTAGATCCGTCGAATCTGAATAGTCTATTAGGCAAGTAATCTGTTCTGAGTGCAAACTGTCCCACAGTGGGGTTAATAGGAAATGCAATGCCTGCGGTAAACGGAGCACCGTTGGGAGGAACACCATCACGAGTGAGGTATCCATTATATCCGTCGCCGTCTGCGGGCATCAATACAGAACTAGCAGTCTGTCCTACGTAAACAGGCTCACCGTTCGTATCGTAAAGAAGATTTCCATTCTCATCAGTAGCCTGCGTAGCAGCATCTACAGTAACATCAGTGGCATCTGTTGATGCAATTTCAGCAGTACCGTCGTCTGTTCTCTGTAAGGTATAGAACTTGCTAGTGTCATAACCACTCTTAGGAGCGTCTGCTTCTGCTTGATTTAACACAGCCGAAGTGATCTGCATTTCTTTGTTGTAGGTTGAGATGATATCTTTCAGCGTGTCTGCTATTGCATAGTAGGTTACATTAGGCGGTGCTATTCCAGTAACTTCTTGAACGACTTCATACTTCTTACCATCAGCACCAGTAACAATGTCACCGGAGTAGTATGTGATATTTGCATTATAGGTTCCCTTGTCTGCATCTGTGTTGGCGATACCATCTAAGATCTGTTTGTATTCTTGGCTGTCTACCAATGGTTTGCATTTGGCTCGATACAGATGTGGATACCAGGTGACAGAAAATCCTTCGGCAGCTCTGCTAACTTCTTCAATGACATAGAATCTTTTCAGCGCATACTGTAGATCGTTTAGAGCATATTCGTCAGTGAGGTGCGGCAGTTCTATCACATCACCTGCCATGATTTTTCTACCAATTTTTTCCACAGTGTCTGTGATGTGGAAGGTGATAAAAATAGTGTCATTCTGTAGAAACAGTCCAAATTGGCTGAGATTGAAATCTATGTCTGAAAGACTATATACACCTCTAAGCAGATAAATGTCTGGATCATATTTACGATCACGATTTTCTAAGAACAAGAGATCTTGTATGTTAAAAGGATCGTCGGCAGCATATGTAGGTGTTGAGGGTGTGTTGCCCTGCACAGCGGCAGCGGGTCCAAGATATTTGTGCACCAGCACATCCGTGCCACCAACCTGGAACATTTCCCAGATGGTGTTATCTATAAAACGGTAATCATTGCCTTTTTGAGGCCGGTAGAGACTGAGTCTTGGCATAGTCATATATTTACCGCTGCAATAAATAAGAGTATGAGCACAACTGATCAAGCAAAACAACAGGTTTTCGACTACTGTAAGGCTATGCTGGGCGACGGCATGATCGACATAGAACTAGACCCCATACACTACGAAACTGCCCTAAACCGCAGCCTAGCGGTATTTCGGCAGCGCAGCGACAACGCCGTAGAGGAAAGTTATTGTTTTCTAACACTAACTGAAAGTGTTAACGAATATATCCTACCTAAAGAAATACAACAGGTTCGACAGATATTTCGTCGTTCAGTAGGATCTAGAACAGGTAATGGCACGGGCGGTACTGTGTTTGAACCCTTTAACTTGGCCTACTCTAATACCTATCTTTTGAGTTCCACAAACATGGGCGGATTAGCCACATATGAATTATTCTCACAGTATCAAGAATTGATAGGTAAAATGTTTGGGTCTTTTATAAACTTCACATGGCATCCGCAGAGCCACAAATTAATCATACATCAGCGTCCCAGAGGTGAAGAGTCAGTGATGCTACAGGTCTATAACACCAAACCCGACTTTGCTATCATAGATGATGTGTATTCTGGGCAGTGGATCAAGGACTATACCTTGGCCAACTGCAAGATGATGCTGGGCCAGGCTCGCGAAAAATTCGCACAGATAGCAGGTCCGCAGGGCGGATCAGGCCTCAACGGTGCTGCCATGAAAACTGAAGCTGCCGCAGAAATGGAAAAACTAGTGGATGACCTAATGAAGCTAGTGCCCGGCGGTTCAGGGTATTCTTGGATAATTGGCTAAAAACTCTTGACTCTGTGATTGTTCTATAGTATACTGTCTTTGCAAGGAGACATTTATGATTATAGGAGTATGTGGTTTTATTGGCAGCGGCAAGGACACAGTCGCTGACTATCTAGTTAACTTCCACGAATTTAGGCGAGAATCATTTGCTAGCACACTGAAAGATGCTGTGGCAGCTGTATTTGGTTGGGACAGAACCATGTTGGAAGGTCGTACCAAAGCAGCCCGTGAATGGCGCGAACAGGTAGATCCATGGTGGGCTAAACGACTAGACATGCCTACACTGACACCTCGTTGGGTGCTGCAATACTGGGGCACAGAAGTCTGTAGAAAATCCTTTCACGATGATATTTGGATAGCCAGCCTAGAAAACAAACTGCGAAATTCGCAGGATCATGTGGTAATCTCAGACTGCCGTTTTCCTAATGAAATTGCCAGCATACGCAATGCGGGCGGCAAAATTATTTGGGTACAACGTGGTGCGTTACCCGAGTGGTATGATACCGCAGTGGCGGCTAATCAAGGCTATAATTGGGCTCATCAAGATCTCAAGATGCGAAAGATACACGCTTCGGAGACTGCTTGGGTGGGCACAGAGTTTGATCATGTCTTGATCAACGATCACAGCATAGACGAGCTCTACGATACTGTGAGATCAATAATCAGCAACGAGATCACCTTGACGCCAGGTGACTCCTTCTTTGCTCAGAACGCCAGCACAGTTTAGGCATATGGTTTTGAGATTGGCAGGACGGCAGTTGTCTAGATTGCCGTCCATGTGAAATACTCTAAAAACTTCCGCATGCGGAGAACGAAACCCGCATTTCTCACACTGCGATTTCATCTTGTAGCCGCTGCGTAGCCATCTAGGTACTCCTGTGTACACACCGTGTGCCATGCATATTTCACAAAGACTTCGGTAGTAGGTCTTGGAATTTTTCTTGTAGTTCACAGCGCAGGGGCGTACACCACACTTGCATAATGGTCTCATATAGATATTTAATGCTTCTGTACCTTTTTCGCCCCTTTTAACCTGTTGCTAATCATCCATTTTTCCAGTTGACGGCTAAATATTATGAGCAACTATTACCAGGAGAAAATGGGATGGCACTACAATCACCAGGCGTACAAGTTACGGTAATCGACGAGAGTTTTTATACACCAGCAGAACCTGGTACCACACCTCTTATCGTAGTAGCAACAGCGCAAGATAAAACCAATGGTGCAGGCACAGGCACTGCATTAGGTACCACAGCGGCCAATGCTGGCAAGGCCTTTAAGATAACCAGCCAGCGAGAACTTACAGAGACATTCGGCGTTCCATTCTTTGAGAAAACAGCCAGTGCTACTCCTGTACATGGTTCAGAGCGCAACGAATACGGACTGCTTACAGCCTACAGTTTATTGGGTGTAAGCAATGCTGCTTTTATTGTAAGAGCAGATGTCGACCTAGACGAACTAGAAGCACAGACTGACGCCCCGGGAGCGAATCCCACAAACGGCCAGTGGTGGATTGATACGCAGGCCACAACCTGGGGTATCCAAGAGTGGAATGGTGCCGCTGCAACAGTAGCAGGCGGCCAGAAATTCACATATAAAGTGCCAATCGTACTCACAGACGCAGACTTTCCATCCAAGATCGACGGTAATGCTCCTAAAGCTGGAGTAGGTAAGATCGGTGACTATGCAGTGGTGTTCCGCACTGTAGAAGGGGACACTAGTTTTGGTGCAGATGAAGAATACGCAAGAATCTATTACAAGAGCCCCGGCGCACCAGCGTCCACTGGCGGAGTAACCGCGGTTGATGCAGGTGAATGGGTATTGGTTGGATCTAACGAATGGTCAATCAGTTGGCCTGTGGTCAGCGGCACCGCAGTTTCTGGAGCAGTTACTGGATCTTACTATGTAAACAACAGTTTAATTCCAGCAGGAACTACCACTGCAATGGCAGCATCTATCAATGCTGCAAGTATCCAGGGCGTGAGCGCACAGTCTATCAGTAACAGACTATACATCTATTCCAATGGCACTTCGGCAGAAGACGGCACACCAGGAGATTCAACAGGACCAGATGGTAGAGTGTTATTAGAAGGCGACTGGACCAACCTAGGAATCACTCCAGGTGTGTATCTAAGTCCACGTCTAGCACAGCAACCACACACCAGTGTGCCCAGCTACAAACGCAGTGAAAACACAGATACCGTTGGCGGAGCAGCTACAGGTAGTGTATGGGTCAAAACCACAGAACCCAACAACGGTGCTCGCGTAAGAGCTAAACGTTGGAGTTCAGCTACATTATCATGGGTCAGCTATGAAGCTCCTATCTATGACAATACCGCAGCGGCTTTATTTTATCTAGATCGCAGTGGTGGTGGCGTAGGTATTCCAGAAGATGCATTGTTCACACAGGCCAATGCCAAAGAAACATCGGGCTTTGACTCAACACCTACCACAGCAACATTTAGGGTATGGCGTAGAAACATCACAGTTGGGGCAGCTACCAGCATTACCAGTAATATTATTAAGACAGGTACAATCTCTGCAGGTGCTAAAACATTTACCATTAGTGAATCACTAAAGACTACACTGACCCTAGACACAGCAAAAACGATTTCATTTACTGCTGTAGGTACTAACACAGATGCAGAACTAATGGCAGCGGCTATCAACGCAGCTGGATTTACTAATATTGTTGCTTCTGTGACAGAAATCAGCGCAACATCTAACAGACTAATTATCAGCCACACACTAGGTGGAGATTTTAGACTGGCAGACACTTCCGGTACAGCAGTAGCCAGCACATTCACTGCCTATAACATTGATACACTAGCAGGTACAGAAAACTTCTACACAGCAGAAAGTGCTACTGGGGGCTACCTAGCTTCCGGTTGGAAGCCGCTGGCAGCGTCAGATCCAAGATTTGCTGCTTCTCCAG